TCGACGGGCTACGCAACTACATGGACATTATTTGCTCGGCGGTGTTGCCATGAGTACCACCATTGAAATCAACGAGGATCTTATCAGGCAGATCGGCCAAATCCCCTTGATGCTTCGCAACGCTCCATTCGGTCGATGCCTTGGAGCCTTTGCAAAGCCTATAGCGGCGGCTTGCCAGGGCCATGCTCAATCATCAAGGTCCACAGGATCGCGGCTTAAATGGTCCAAGAAATTCAAAAATAACGCGGCGTTTCAAAACGATTCGCGGCAGCATTTTAACCACAAAGTGTTCAAGGGCGGTATCGGCGTTGTCATTGGAGCGACCTGGAAAGAGGGCAACAAACAGCAGTTTGTCATGCCCTACAAGAAAGGCGAAAGCTACACGCGCTACCATTGGGGCGAGCCTGGATCACCTGTGATTTATACGGGCCGATCCGGTCGGCAATACACTCGAATCAACCGATCGAAAGCGACCGTCGCGACATTCCCCAAAGAGCAACGCGCACCAATGCGGGCTTATCGCCAAACCTCGGGGACCGCCGAAGCGGCTTTCGTCAATCAACTTCAAAAGGAAGTAAAGGAGCTACGAATTGGCTAAGAACCTTTCATTGACCGGGACCGTCACGATTGCATCGAGCGGGACCGTATCAACGGCGATTACCATCGAAGGCGGTCGGACGGTGCTTGCACTTCGCACGCCAGCAACGCTAACCGGGACGGAATTCAAGTTCCAGGCGTCGACCGATGGCGATAACTTTTTCGCGTTGTACAACGGCTCGACCGAATACGCGGTGACTGTTGCAGCGTCGCGATACATCGCACTTAATACCGAAGTTATGGCCGGGGTGCGATTCCTAAAGGTTGTCAGCGGGTCAAGCGAAGCGGCAGCAAGGACGATCAGCGTTGTGAGCGGGGAACTGTAAATGTCCGCTATCGGCGAAGCATTGCGAACCAAGCTACTTAGCTACTCGGCGGTATCTACGCTCATCGGGCAGCGTATGTACCCTGACGCATTGGTTCAAAACGCAACGCTTCCAGCCGTGGTTTACTACGTCACTTCGACCGATCGAGAAGATCACTTGCAGGGAATGAGCAAGCTGGCCGAAGCGCGATTTATCATTGAATGCTACGCACTGACGCGAACGACAGCAAGCGCGATCGCCAGGGCAATTAGGGACACTGGAATCGATGTTTTTCGGGGCGTTGTCAGTTCGCACACTTTTTGCGGAATCAAATTCGATGCTGATCAATACATGCAAGAGCCGCCAACAGACGGCAACCAAGAGCACAGGTACATAGTTTCGTTTGATATGCTTGTTCACTACAAGGAGCCTTAAGAATGCCAGCACTTACCGTTGCAGATACCGGACTCGGAGCGACAATTTCGGGGACCGGATTGGTTACCACTCAGGTTGTTTCGATCGGCGAAATGACGATCAGCGTCGATACGCTTGATATTACGAGCCTCGACACAGCCGGATTCGAGGCCCTTCGGCCTTCGGACCTTCGCAAGAATCCCGAAGTCGACGTTGTGTTTAACTGGCTCGGAGCGGCGATTCCGATCACCACGGCGATGATTCCAACCTCGGAGCCTTACGCGGGAATTTCGGTTACGGTCACATTTCCAGGGGCAGGAAGCCTCCAAGGGACTGCTTTCGTCAAGGAAGTCAAGACGCCAAAGCTTGCCAAGGGCGAGGTTATGAGGGGCTCCTACAAGCTCCAGTTCGACGGCGCGACGGATATTACCTTCACCCCTGCCTAAGGAATGATCGAAGATGGTTTTTGAATTAAATCGCCAGCGTGGTATTTCGTTGGCTACTGGGATCGAGCGAGATTTGAACCAGTGCCAGATCCGCGTCGGCGGTAAGCTTGTCGGCTATTTGCCATTCGGCGAAACGCCACAAATTCAAGCGATATTTGAATTTCCGCATGATGCCTTGACGGCTGACGAAATCGCATCGCTCGAAATGCAACTCGAAGCGATCCAAGGCTATCCTGCAAAGGTGCGTGGGCCTGAGCAGGTTTCGCGGTCTTTTGTCAAGGCGGCTCAAGAGGCAATCGCACAAGCAGAGGACGAAGACGATGAGTAACCAAGACGATTTCCTTGCACTGGCAAAGCGTGATTTGGCCGTCGAGGCCGTCACGGTCAAGGGCAAGCAGTATTTCATCCATGAGCTATCCGAATCCGATGCGGCTAACATGGAAGTCGAATTGCAGACCAAAAAGGGCTACGACTGGACGGCGCATCGGCGGGTGATGGTTGCCTACTGCCTGCGAGACGAATCGGGGCAGCGGGTTGTCACGGATCCGAACGTACTGCGAGACCTTCCCAGGTCGGTTGTTGGTCCTCTTTACGATCAGTGCCTAGAAATCAACAAGTACGACCAGGGCGAAATCGAGGCCCTTGCAAAAAAATCAGAAAGAGCCGACGCCTGAGAGTGGCGTTTAGGCTCTGCCTGAAATGGGGAATCCAGGATCCGGCGGCGTGGATGCAAAGTCTACCTGCCGGGGCATTAAATCAGTGGCTAGCTTGGGACATGGTGGAACCAATGGGCGAAAAGTGGATGCAGACTGCGAAGCTCTTGGAAGCCCTCTATTTGCCTCTCTACGCACGCGCCGACGAAGAACCGCCAGACGCATCGGATTTTATGCCGGATCGATTCTACAGGCCCAAGGTTAGCGCAGCGTCGATTCTCAAGCAGTCGGCTCAGTCTTGCAAGGCGATGGCGAACCAAGTGAAATCGATGTTCGGATTCGGAGGCAAGTAGCTATGGCACAGACGATCAACGTAGCGAATATCCGAATCGGAATGAATGCCGACGGCGGCGAGTTCATGCGAGGCGAGCTTCGCAGCATTACGTCGATTCTCAAGCAATCTGAAACGCCTCTCGATAAGTTCCACGAGCAAATGAAGCTTATGGACCGGGCTTTTAAAGAGGGTGCGATTAGTGCCGAGCAATTCGCCCAAAGCGAAGAGTTTTTGGCTAAAAAATTCGGCGTTCTTACCTACAAAATGGAAGAACAGCTACAAGCCGAAAAAAAGCTAGCAGACCAAGCAATTAGGACGGCAGAGGCAAACAGGGCGCTAGCTGAAAACGCGGCTCGGCTTGCGACGATTACAAACGCATCGCTAAGCCCGGTTCAGCGAATGGCGAAGGATGTCAAGTTTCTCGACGATCAATTCAAAGCGGGCAACATAGACGCAGCGGGCTACAACGCAGCTATCGACACGCTGGGCAAAAAACACGGCGTAGCGGCAATTTACGCAGAGCGGGCGGCAGCAGCAGAGGCAAGGCTAGCCAAGGCCAAAGCCGAGAGCCTAGCAGCAATGCAACGCGGTCAAATGGCATCCGAGATACCGGACCCGTTTCGCGGCTGGGGCAACGTCGACACAAAGACCCAGGGCGTTAATGGCCTTGCGGGGGCTCTTGGCAGGGTTGGCGCGGCCGGGCTTGCTATCGGGGCGGTAAAGGCGATCGCAGACCTTGGGCAAGCGGGGTTAAAAGTTGCGATGGCAAGGGAGCAAGTCCAAGCCCAATTGGAGGTGCTAACGGGATCCGAAAAGGCGGCTCGAAAGCTCATCGATGCGACGATCGAACTAGATGCAAAATCGGCTCTATCGGCTACTCAGTTTCAAGACTCATCGAAGGTGCTCTTGGGCTACGGGCTTAGCGTCTCGGAGATAATCCCATCGCTTGGCAAACTGTCCGAAATCTCGATGGGCAATAACGAGAAAATGCAATCGCTCACGCTTGCATTCGGACAGGTGCGGGCCAACGGTCGGCTTATGGGCCAAGAAGTCTTGCAAATGGTCAACGCGGGATTCAACCCGTTGCAGGAAATCAGCCGCACCACGGGCGAATCGATGGTATCTCTAAGGGCTAGAATGGAAGCCGGGAAGGTGTCCTTCGAGGAAGTCTCAAAGGCGATGGACACCGCGACAAGTGCGGGCGGTCGGTTTGCCGGCATGAATGATAAGATGGCCGACACGACGGCGGTAAAGCTTGCCAAGCTCGATACGCACTACCAAAACTTCCTTGCGTCGATCGGGCGCGAAGTCGCTCCAGGTGTAAACAAAGCATTGGACCTAGTCAACAAGACCATCGAGGACACGCCGAAACGCGGGGAGGCTATGGCGGGTTGGTGGATGACACTGACGGGCAGCGCGAACCAATACTATCGACAAATCGAAACGGCGAACAAAGCCAAAAAGGACGCTGAGGAACTAGACAAAAAAGCGGTTGCAGCCGAAGAGGCCAAGGCCAAGCTAGCCAAGCAACGGGCCGACGAAGAACAGCGAGCGGTAAAGGCTCAGCAAGACCGGATCGACGCGGACAATAAGCGAATCGATTCAGAGCGGTCGGCGTTTCAAAATATGATTAAGCAAGCGACCGAAGAACGGCGCAAAGCGGCGTTCGGATCGGACACCGAAGGCTACAAGAAATCGAAGCTCATGGACGATACTTTCGGTATGACCGAAGGCGAAAAGATGCAGGCCCATGCTGCGATGATGGACATGGACGAAACTCGGCGGCTCAATGAACTGAATGCGGCTCACGCAAGCATTGAGGCAGCAAACAAAGAGCTAGCGATTCAAAAGCAAGTAGCGGCGATGAAGGACAAGAACTTTTTGGCCTCGGATTCCCTGCGAAAAGAATATGCCGAACTAGACGAAATGTTTCGGCGGCAATTGGCCGAAGCGGGCGACAACGAAAAGCAAAAGGAAGGTATCCGCAAGCGGGCGGCATTGGCAGAGCAATCGATTTTTGCACGCTCGGACTTTGCGACGATGCAGCAAAATAAAGACGCGTCGAAACGATTCGACCCGGCAGCAGACATCGCCAAGAACATTGCCCCTGCCCTCAAAGCCGGATCCAAAGAGGCGGCAGCGTTCCTCTTGTCTCAGCGAACCGACGCAGCCGAAAAAGCAGAGCGAAAAAAGTATCAGGATCAAATGCTGCTTGAGGCTCGAAAGGCTAACGAACTTGCATTGACGGCACCAAGACTAGCGGGGGCAAGGTAATGGCTAACGAATTGGTAGGCGCAGAACTTCGCAAAGGATCCGGATTTGCTCGCAAGGGTCAAGGCTTTCAACTCATCCTCGGGGAGACCTGGAACTACAGGGTAAAGACCGATCAGGTTACATCTAACCGCCAAAGCATCCTTTACGATACGCCTGGGCTCCCTCGGGCCGGATTGCTCTACGGG